GTACGTTCACAGGCAACATCGACACGACCGGGAGCCTCACGTTTCTCAACAGCGGAACCCTGGATGGAGTGCTCAACGGGGCAGTGGATGTTGAAGACGGCGACGTAATCATCAAGGACGTAGACGGTAAGTTCGTTGTGGACAGCGACTCAGTGTCGTCGTTCACCTTCGTCGGTTTCGACCCGGCGAATCCTGTGGAGTTCACTGGTTCAGGATCGGTGATCATGATCCTTGACGGCCTTGTGCTAGACGGCACGCTGACCGTCCTTGGCACTGCCGACGTGACTGTCAATGGGTTCAACTCTGCACTCGCTGTGAATGCGACGCTCAACGCAGGAAGCGGATCCATCACGCTTGGTTCCGAAGTGAACCCACCGCTGGGCAACTTTGGTCTCTCCCTCAGCGGCTCAGAACTCAATGTTTCTATCACGGGCGGCTCAGAAGGAAGCCCAAACCTAGCGTCACAGCTTGCTGACTCGATTCGATCGTACCAGGGGACCGATCAAACCGAGATCCGTTCACGCGCATCGCGGAACGGAGCGTCAATGACCTTTTCTGCAATCCGACTGCAAGGCGCGGCGGGCTCATGGTTCAAGTGGGATGATGACAGCTCCGTCGCGCTGATTGACGACTTCCGGTGTACTCCAGCCGCAGAGTCCTCAGCCAACGCCAACGACGGAGCAGCCGTGATCTTTGGTCTGAGGTGTGTTGTTGCGATGACTACCACGGTCCAGAGGAACGATGCCAATGTCTATTTGGCGAACAGCGGCGGGACCGCAATTTTCCTGCGCGACAACCTCGGAGTCAATCCACTCATTACTAAAGCGAACTCCGCGCGGAACGACTACCCGACGTTGCACCGAAACGTCAACCCCGCTCGCATTACCCTTGAGGGACTGTCCTACCGAGTGGTATCCGGGAGCACTTCGTCCCAGAAATGGTACTTTGGAAACAGTCGCAACATCGGCGGCCTTGACGCAGTGGATAACCTGCTGCTGTCAGGCGGCGGGGAGATATTTCAGACGTTCAACACTACCTACGAGACGCCCTCGATCCCCGCATTCAGGATAGATGGCGAGGCAACATCAAGTGTCGTTACCATCAACAACGGATCGTTTGGCACTGACGGCGGCCCTTCCGATGGCTTCAATGGCAGCTTCAGAGGTGGGCGTTACTTCATCAACGACCCCGTTTTCCCGGTCAACCCGTGGACTGGAAACATCAGCAGCGGTTTCGACAACGGAGCCACTGCGTGTTTTGTTGTTCGATTCAGCAACAGCATCACCATCACGGACGGAGTAAATCCGATTTCTGGTGTGAGTGTAATGGTGCGCGGCTCGGTGAGGTCCGCTGGTGCAGGGTATGACTTGACACTGCTGACCGATCATCCGCAGGCAGACGACTTGGCTGCGACGACGGGAGCCACCGGGCGAGTGGACAACATTGTGATCGACACCCTTCGCGCAAGAAACACCGCAGGGATTGGCAACACGAACGGCGCTCAGGAGTCTTTTCAATACACCGCGCAGGCTCGCAAGTACGAGCTGACCGCTGGGCGATACGTGTACGAAAACCGCAACTTTGGGTCAGGCGGCCTACTTTCGGGAGCGGATGATGTCTTTATCATGCTGCCCGATGAATCTCTCGGCGGCGTGTCTTTAGCGACGGCTGCCGCGTACACCACGATCGACACATCGTTGGAGTTCTACGCGAGGTCCAAGTACGAATGGGCCACAAATGACGATTTTCAGAATGACCTGTATGTGACTCTGTCGGGCACGTTGATTGACGCAGGAGCGTATGATGTGACCATTGACGCTACAGCATCTGCCGCGTTCGACCTCACTGGGAACACGCTGACGATCAAGGCGTCCAACTACATAGGCGACATGGTGACGACGGGCACCATCACGCTTATCAACGGCGCGACATTCACGGGCACCCGCACCGACCAGAACGGCACCGTCTTGCCTCTCCGCGATGTCTCGATCACTGGCCTTGCGGCTGGCTCGCGGGTCCGCGTCTACAACGCGACCACCGCCACGGAGGTAGTGAACCAGATCGTTGCGGGGACGACTTACACGGCGACCTATGCGGAGGGCACCGGCTACTCCATTGGCGACACGGTTCAAATCTTCGTCACGCAAAAGAACGGAGCCACCGCAAAGCTACCCCAGGACTCCACAGTCATCGCTGCGGCCACCGGATGGTCTCTCCTTGTCCAGCAGGAAGACGACGCCGTTTATAACGCTTTCGGACTCGACGGTTCGACGATCACGAAGTTCTCAGCGGACTACGCTAACGATCAAGTTGACGTTGTGGTTGCGGCCAACTTTGAGCTGAAGGAACTCTACTCGTGGTGGTGTGCAAACCTGACGACGGAGCAGGGGATCCGTGAGTTCTACGCGGGCCTGACCGCGATTGATGAGGGCAACTTCCGCGTCGAGTCGGATGTGCTCTCAATCTACTTGGACAACACGACGAATACCAACATCCGACAGCTCGACAACCGCCGCTTCTTCCGGGCCGATGGTGTGTACCCCGTGCTCGACCCCACGTCTGGCGGCGGGGGCATCGACGTTGTGTGGCGTAACACAATTCTGATCTCAACCGAAAATCAAGCTCTGTTGGAGGCTGCTGCAACGGAGGTTTCGGTGCAGGCAGTGCCCGCCGCTGTCGTTACGGCTCTCGGATCCCCCATAGATGCGAACATCACCCAGGTAAACAGCGTTGATATTGATGGAGCCGGTACGGGGGCCGACCCGTTCGGGCCAGCCTAGTAAGTGATGGTGGACGCATGGGGGGGAGCATGGGGTAGGGCGTGGGGCAGCGCCTGGGGTGTTCATGCGGACATAGACCTCTTGGGCACTAAGCAGACCAGGGTGTACCTACTGGCTGCAAAGTCCGCTCTTGCAATGTCGCTAGGCTCAAGAAAAGTACAGATTGCGCTTTTTGCCAGTTCAAGTGAAAAAATATATCTCGGGGCTAGTTCCAAGGAAGCCATTAGTCTTGGAGCGGTGAAGCGATCCAGTGCGGCTCTGCGGGCCGCAAGGACCGAGCTTGTGGTATCCTCTGGCTCAAAGGACAAACTTGCGGTACTTTCTGGCTCGAAAAACACTGAGGCAGCACTGGGATCTAGTTCGGACCCGCACCTGACCCTAAGTGCACATTCTAAAGAAGTCATCGACCTCGAAGCGACCAAGGCATAATGGCAAAAACAGATCAAAACGCGACGGTATATCGGGGCAACCGCAAGGTTCTGCGCTATACCGTCACCGACGAAGACAACGGCGGTGCGGCACTGGATATCACGACGTACACAATCCGCTGGGCCGCTACACGAACAGACACATCAGGCAATCCAATTGAGTCGGGCGCGGTCATTGACCTGAACACTACGGACGATCCGACCCAAGTGGTCAAGACTGCGCCTGCGAGTGGTGTCGTGGATGTGACGCTCGTGGAGGCGAACACCACAGAATTGACGCCGGGAACCTACTACATTGAACTTGAGGGCGTAGACGCCAGTGCTCACAGCGAGGTCTTTGCTGTGGGCACGCTGATCATCGAACCCAACATCGACAATGCCTAGTACGCCCACAACCGGAACATCTGGCAACAGCTACGCGACTGTTGCGACAGCAAACACTTATCTGGACGACTCGATCCGCGCGGGTCTGAGTTGGAAAGCTGTCGATAACGACACGAAGTCGCGGGCACTTATCACGGCAACTCGTTTGCTGGACAAGCAGTGCTTCATCGGCTCGAAGACAGAACCATCGCAAACGGTGGAGTGGCCTCGCACGGGAGTCGTAGACGCGGACGGTAACGCGCTAGATGACAGCACCGTCCCCACGGGGATCATCAACGGCTGCATCGAGCTGGCCTACGAGCTGTCGCAGAACTCCGAGTTGGAGACCTCGAAGAACACGGGCAGCAATGACAAGCGATATCGCGCTGGCAGTGTTGAGATCGAGTACTTTCGTCCTGGCGGTGTGCTAGGTACGGATGGAATCACGCGCTTTCCGGTGGTCGTGATGGAGTGGATCCGCGAGTACCTGTGCGGCAACTACGGTGGTGCGCCGTCTTCCTTCGGCACCTCGGATACGTCGCAGTTTGACAACTGCGACACTTACGAGCTGGAGGAGCCGCTTTCTTGATGGGTAACAATCTATTCGGAGCGCGCATTGCGGAGAAGGTAGGCAAAGCCTTAGGGCCGAGCTTGCTCCCGGTGCTGCTGAAGAAGTCTGTCGTGCGGCCTGTGGATCCCTCGGATCTGACGGGACCGCAGCCGTCGAGCACGCGGTCGTACACTTGTCGCGGCATCCTTGACACCTACAAAACAAGCCGCACCTCGGGCACGGTGATTCAGCAGGGTTCGCGAGTCGTGCTGATCTTGGGCAGTACGCTTCCGAACAATATCGAGCCTGAGCCGGATGATCGAATCATGATCGAAGGCCAGACGTTTGAGATCGTGGGTCCTGTCGAGCGCGACCCCGACGCGGCGACCTATACTGCTGCCGTGAGAGTCTGATGCCTACGCAGGAAGACGACGAGAAAAGAATGGAGGCGCTCTTGGCGGGAGCGGCCTTCAGCTTTCGCCGTCAGTTTCTGGAGGCCGTCAAGCAGATCCGCGACAGCACGACGTTGGAGCAACTAGAAGAACTGCTGTCTACGCGGCAGTTCGACGAGGCGCTGGTCGCGGCTGAGATCGCCGCTGCCAGTCTTGGCAACGCAGCTTCCGCGTCGTTCTTGGCGTCGGCTGATGACACCATGCGGTACATCGGCAACTCTATCGACGTGATCGTGAGCCTTGACCGCACGAACGGTCGCGCGGTCGAGATGATGCGGCACAACCAGCTTCGTCTGGTCAGAGAGTTTACGCGCGAGCAGCGGCTCGCCACGCGCTACGCGATGGTCGAGGGCATCGCGCAAGGACTGAACCCTCGGCAGCAGGCACTGCTGTTCCGACAGACCCTTGGGCTTACGCGCCGACAGGTGCAGGCGGTGCTCAACTACCGCCGACTTCTGGAGCAGGGAGATGCGGCTGCGCTTCAGCGAGCACTTCGTGATCGTCGTTTTGATCCTTCTGTCCGTGCTGCCGTCTCTGGCGAACGCCCTCTTACCGATGATCAGGTTGATCGGATGGTGGATCGTTATCGTGAGCGGTACATCCGCTACCGAAGCGAGGTAATCGCGCGTACCGAGGCTCTTCGATCGGTCCACGAGGGGGCGCAGGAGGCGTATCGTCAGGCCATCTCAGAGGGAGTGCTAAACGCGGACGAGCTGGTGCAGGAGTGGATCACAGCCACGGACGAGCGCGTCCGTAGTTCTCACGCCTTCATGCATGGGCAGCAGCGGCCCGTCGGTGAGCCGTTCTTGTCGGGCGCGGGCAATCAGATCAAATATCCCGGCGACATCGACGCGCCGGGATCAGAGACCATCCAATGTCGTTGTGTTCTGACCACCCGATTTGCTATAGACGCCGTTCCGGCGAACCCTGATGAATGACGTAAGCAAAAAATCGTTCAAGCCCCCGAAGGGCGTCCAGAGCAACGCCAAGCGCGGCCTGGAGATGCGTGAGAGGTATGGTCGAGGCGGCCTCTCGACGCAAGAGGCGGGCCGTCAGGGCATCCGGTCGGGTGTGGCGCGGGCTCGTGATCTTGCGAATGGCAAGAGCCTGTCACTGGCGACCATCCGCCGGATGCGGGCATTCTTCGAGCGTCACGAGCGCAACAAGGACAGCCGCACGGAGTCTGGTGAGCCGGGAGCGGGAATGATCGCTTGGCTATTGTGGGGCGGCGATGCCGGTCGCCGTTGGGCAAACGGGGTGCTTCGTCGAGAAGGGGTGCTCAAGTCCGATGACGATATCTTTGGCAAGGATTGCGCTAACGAAGAATCAGATTGGACAACCTTGGTGGAAGATGATAAGGTAGCAGCCACTGCTGATGAAATGACTGACTCATTTCAACTCAACTGCAAAGTCGCCAAGGTTCATGAAGAACTTGGCCTTGTCTTTGGCTGGGCTATTATCTGCAAAGAAATGGGTCAGCCGTACTTCGACCTTCAAGGTGATCACATCCCTGAACTGTCTATGCTCAAGGCGACAACGAAGTTTGCCAAAGGTGCGCGAGTCGCCAGGGAGATGCACGTCGCTGGTGATCGCGGTACTGTCGTCTTCATGCTTCCGTTTACCGAAGAGATTGCCAAGTCTCTCGGCATTCAAAACCCTGACCGCACGGGTCTGATCATCGGCATGGCCCCAGACTCTAGGATGCTTGAGAAGTTCAAGTCAGGCGAGCTTCAAGGCTTTAGTATTGGTGGCAAGCGAATCAAGGACACCCCTGCATGACTAGACAGCGCATCATGGAGGAGTTTGAGCTGGAAGAGATCAGCGGTGTTGATTTCCCGGCTCAGGCTCACGCCAAGGTAACTATTCTCAAGCGTTACTTAGACGAGGAGGACGAGGAGAAGGGCTACGACTACAAGGCGGACGATCCTCCCGGTACAGGTCGTCGCGGAAGTGATCGCAACCCTGAAGGGTCTGCAAGCAGTTCGCGCGGCGGTATCTCAATTAGCGACTCCGTTGAGACGGCACTGAAGAACAAAGTCAGTGACCACAACGACGGCAGCGATCGAAAGGTCACGCTGGGGATGCTGAAGGCGGTCTACCGTCGAGGTGCGGGAGCGTACTCCACCAGCGCCCGTGCCACGTCGCGCAACCAGTGGGCGATGGCTCGCGTCAATGCCTTTCTGCATCTGGTGAAGACGGGCTCGCCCAAGAACTCCAAGTACACCACGGATAATGACCTGCTGCCCAAAAGCCATCCTCGCGCCGCCAAGGGCGAGGAGACGATGAAGCGCCTTCCGGCTCCTCGCGACGGCGAGTCACGCAAGGACTTCGTTAGCAGATTCATGGCTGACGAGGAGGCGCGTAAAGAGTTTCCCGACGCAGACCAAAGAACTGCGGTCGCTGATCAGCAGTTTCGTGCGGACAGCACGGAGAAGCGATCGGCGTTCTATGTGCTCTCCGCTGTCAACGGTCATTCTCATCTCATCCAGATGGATGAAGAGGGTGGCCAAAGCTCTCACAACCAAGCCCACGATGATGAAATGGGTCACTGTCATCCGTGGGTTCTGAACGAAGACGGGAGTGTGACGATCGGCATGTCTGATGGGCACACTCACGAAGTACGTATGACCCGATCGTCTGATTCTGATTCCGCCGGTTCTGATGCCGGTTCCAAAGGTCGAACTGAGGAAGAAACCATGACCAAACAAACCGAAACCGTCAACGAGCAGGCGGTCGATCAGCAGCTTGATGCCCTTCGGGCCGAGTTGCAGCTCGCCAAGGCGTACGGTCAACTGACTGACGCTCAGAAAGTGTTTGCCAGTGATCTGGCTGAGGGTGACGAGCGCGATGCGTTCGTCACCAAGTCCGATGACGAGCGCCAGCGTCTTGTCGAGAAGGCGCAGGAGGCCGATCCGGTCGCCTATGCCTGTATCGACGGCACGGAGATCCGCAAGAGCGCGGGCGATCTGGTGATCCGTCTTGCCAAGCAGGCCGACGAGGCAACTCGTGAGCTTGCTGTCGAGAAGGCCGCCCGTGCCGACGAACTGCTTGCCAAGCGTGCCGAGACAGAGCTGGGCAGCCTTCCTGGCGACGATGTTGCCAAGTCTGCGCTGCTTCGTGCGGTGGACACCATCGCTGACGAGGCTGTTCGCAGCTCTGTGTGCGAGATCTTGAAGGCAGCCAACGAGCGCGGGAGTGCCGCTTTCAAGAGCCTGGGCACTGCTGCCAAGTCTGCCTCTGCGGTTGACGCGGAAACCAAGCTCGCCGATCTTGTCAGCAAGCGTGCTGAGGAGACTGGCGAAACTAGTGACAAAGCCCTCTTTGCGGTTCTGAGCACCGCCAAGGGTCGTTCTCTTTATGCTCAGACCCGCTGATTCCAAGGAGGAACCAATCTCATGGCTTCTATGAACAAAAAGCGGAGCTTTACGTTTGAGGCGGGTGCTGACCTGTCTGCGGCGCAGTTCCGTCTCGTCAAACTATCGAGCGGTCAGGTTGTCCGACAAGACACCGCTGGCGGTTCGTGTGTTGGTGTCCTGATTACTCCCGCCGATGCCGCTGGCAAGGCTGTGGAGGTCGCTTCCGGCGACGGCCAGATCATCAAGATCGTGGCTGGAGCTGCGGTGGCTCAGGATGCCAAGGTCCAGTCCGACGCCCAAGGTCGCGCAATCACTGCGGCTTCTGGCGATCATGTCCAAGGCACTGCGCTCCAGGCGGCTTCCGCTGCTGGTGAGGTCATCGAAGTGCTGCTTCTCAGCGAGCATATCCTCGCCTGATCCTGGAGGTAGGATCCAATGAAATTCAACCAGCCGGTCAAGAAGGCCCAACCGACGCCTAGCGCGGTTCACGTCGATCGCACGCTTACCAACATGAGCGTGGCGGTCATGTCCGAAGAGGGCTTCATCGCTGATGCGGTGTTCCCCGCTATTCCGGTCAACAAGCAGTCCGACCTGTATCGGACATACGATCGCGGCTCGTTCCAGCGGGACGAGATGAACAAGCGCGCTCCGGGCGCTGAGTCGAGCACCATCGGCTACAGCACTTCGACGACTCCGTACTTCGCCGATGTATATAGCCTCGCTGTGGACATCGATGAGCAGACGGAGGAGAATGCTGATGATGAGGTGGATCTTGATCTTGAGGCCACCATGCTTCTGGCACAGGCAGCTCGCATCAACCGCGACCGCAACTGGGCCAGCACCTTCTTTGGCGCAAGCATCTGGACGGGCGAGGAGACGCTTTCTGGCAACGATCAGTTCAGCGACTACACCAACTCAGACCCGCTGGAGAAGATCGAAGAGAAGCGCGTGGATATGATGGAGCTGACGGGCTTTGCCCCGAACACCGTCGTCATGGGTCCGCGCGTGTGGCAGCAGCTCAAGAACCACCCGGACCTCGTTGACCGCCTCAATCGCGGTCAGACCAGCGGCCCGGTCAAGGTTTTGCAGCAGAACCTTGCCGAGCTGCTTGAGGTGGACCGCATCTTTGTTCCGTCCGCGATCTACAACGCGGCGGGCGAGCAGGCTACCGACGACTTCGACTTCCTGTACGGGAAGAACCTGCTGATGATGCACGTTCCGGAGCGTCCGGGCCGCTACACCCCTGCGGCGGGCTATACCTTCGCGTGGCAGGGCTTCTCTGGTGCTTCGGCTGCTGGTACTCGCGTCAAGCGATTCGAGATGCCGCACACCTCGTCGCGCCGCATCGAGATCGAGTCGGCGTACGACCAGAAGGTCATCGCTCCTGAGCTTGGCTCGATCATCATCGACGCTGTTGCCTGATGTCGGTTGCTGATCGCAGGGCGCCCTTCAAGGTGCGGACGTTTGCCGTCCTCTACCCCTTCCGCTACGGCGGTCGGCGGTACGAGGTCGGAGGTACGTTCGGCACGCGAGGGGACGTGCCTCGTCACCGTCTGGACAAGCTCTGGCGTGACGGCTGCATCGGCATGGCAGACGGCAGTTCTCCTGTCGTCGAAGAGCAGCCTGAAGAGCCTCCGGTGATCGAAGAGGTCATCGAGGAGCCCGTTGTCGAAGAGCCCCTCTTCGGAGAGGACTTGGAAGACTGATGACTGACCGCTCAATCCGTGTCGTCGTGAGTGATCTCGATGCGTTCACAACGAAGTTCATCAAGCGCCTCGCGCTGAACATCAACGCTGAACTCATCAAGGCTACTCCCGTCGATACGGGCTGGGCGCGTGCCAACTGGGTGCCCAACATCGGCAGTCCTTTCGAGGGCACCGCAGGCACCAGGGCCGACGCCGAGGCAGGCGGTGTAGATACGGCTGCCCAGCAAGCGGGGCTTGCCGAAATCGCGACCACCTACAAAACAGGTCCGACTGTCCATCAAACGAACAACGTACCGTACATCGAACTACTGAACGCGGGCAGCTCCAAGCAAGCGCCTTCTGCTTTTGTTCAGTCGTCGATTTTCAAGGCGGTACGGCAAACGGTCTCGAATACCCGATGACGCCCGACGAGCTGCGTAAGGCTGTGTATGACAGGTTCTATGCGAACTGGTCGTCCACGAGCTACGTGCATTACGAGGGGCATCCGTTTACCGAGCCCGCGCCGGACGCGCAGTGGGTGCGTCTCAGCGTACAAAACACCGGAGGCGGTCAAACGACTCTCGGAGCGATAGGAAGTCGAAAGTACGAGCGTAATTTTTCCATCTTCGTCCAAGTGTTTGTGCCAGCAACGGGAGGCATGAAGACGGGGGCCGTACACGCGCAAACAGCTCGCGCCATTTTTGAGGGGGTGCGTCTCAACGATGAGGCGTACCTCAACGACGGGCTGATCAACGAGCTGCCCGTTCGAGATGGTGAAAAGTCCCGTCAGATCAACGTCGAAGTTTTCGGTAAGTACCTGGAAACCAAGTAACAACTCGGAGCCCACACATGGCAATCGTAAAGACCAACAACATTTCTTTCGCGTATGCGATTGAAGACTCGCTAAAGACGCTGCCGGGATCGCCGACATGGTACATCCTGGAGCCCAACGACATCACGACCTTCGGTGCGACCATCACCACCGTTGCTCGTGAGCCTATTTCCAAGGACCGTGGTCGCCGCAAAGGCACGGTAACGGACCTTGAGAGCGCGACCGAGTTTGAGCACGATCTCACCCTCGACGCTTTTATTGCGTTTGCCGAGGCGTTCGCGTTTGCCAACTTCAAGGGCGACACGATCGAAACTCCCACAAACGTAGCTGCTTCGACCGACACCTATACTGTTGGCTCAGGTCCGACTCTGGAAGCAAACCAGCTCGTCTTCGCGCGTGGCTTTGCCAACTCGGCGAACAACGGTATCCACGAAGTGGCGTCGGGCACTGCGACGACTGTTGTGGTGACGAGTTCCCTCACGAACGAGACGCCGCCCGCCAACGCGCTATTGGAGACTGCTGGTCTTCGCTTCGAGACTGGCGAGCTGGCAATCAGCGTCAGCGCCGGGGTGGCTACGCTGACCTACTCGGCCAGCACCAGTTCGATCGGCGCACTCAGTGGCTACATCGAGGTGGGCCAAGTGATCCACGTTGGAGGTGTCACGTCTGGACGCCAGTTCAGCGCGGGTGCTGGGTACGGTCGAGTGACTGCGGTGGACAACACCACGATCACTCTTGACAAACTCGACAGCAACCTTGCCACGGATCCCGGCACGGGTGAGACGGTGGATGTCCTTTTTGGACGGTTCCTCAAGAACGTCGATGTGGACGACGCGGACTTCCTAGAGCGGAGCTTCCAGTTCGAGGCCGCGTACCCGGACCTTGATAGCGTGGGCACCGACGAGTACGAATACTCTGTGGGCAACCGCGCCAACACGATGGCGATTGCACTGCCGCTTGCCGACAAGTCCACCGTGACCTTCGGCTTTGTGGGTGCCGACACTGAGACGCCTACGACTACGCGCAAGACGAACGCAGGCAGCGCCGTGGATCCGGTCCAGACGACCGCATTCAACACTTCGTCGGATATCGCTCGTCTTCGTCTGGTTCAGGACGCCACTGGCCTGACGACGTGCTTCAAAGACGTGACGCTGACGCTGAACAACAACGTCACGCCCGAAAAGTGCTTGGGCACTCTGGGAGCCTTCGCTCTCAACACCGGCATCTTCCAGGTGGACTTGGAAGCGCAGGTTCTCTTCACCAACTCGGATGTCGTCACGGCGGTTCGCAACAACACCACGGTCACGATAGACTTCATCATTACCAACGACAACGGGGCTGTCGCCTTCGACATCCCTTCGATGACCATCGGCGGCGGTGACAAAGAGTTTCCTGTGAACGAGTCGGTGCTGATCAACCTGAGCGGTCAAGCGTTCCAGGATCCCACATTTGGGACCTCGATCGGGATCAGTCTGTTCCCGGTCGTTCCCTGATTTGCTAGTCTGAGGGGACGGGCCGCGAGTCCGTCCCCTCGAACACCATTACCCCAACCCCACCATGCAGTTCCGCAACTTCTCCGACTCCGAGCAAGTCACTCGGCAGTCTACGACACGATACGAGTTCTTTTCTCTGGAGTACGAGCTGGAAGACGGCTCGACCATGGTTCCGTGGGTGGAGGTTCGCCCCGTGGGCGAAATCAACCGCCCATACATCAACGCGGTCCTCGCCCAGCAGGCGCGGAATCGTCGGCGTCTGACGAAGGGCAAGATCGACGCCCGGATGCTTGAGGAGAACCGCGAGCAGGATCGCGAGCTGTACCCCAAGTACGTGATGACGGGCAACTGGGGCGGGTGGCTCGACGACGAAACGGGCGAGGAGGTGCCGTACTCGGAAGACGCCGCGCGTGAGCTGCTGACTCAGCTTCCGATCGACGAGTTTGACGAGCTTCGCGCCTTCTGCAACGAGCTGCACAACTTTCGATCCTGACGCCCTGGGGGCGGAAGACATCGAGGCAGTGCAAGAGCGCCTCGTGCAGTACCTTCGCTGGGAGCTGCGGTATCAGCGCGATGGGCACTCCATCGAAACGCTGCTAGATCGCGGAGTGGCCTACAGCAGTTTGCCAGAGTGGTATCGCGAAGAGCCAGAGCTGGAGAGCTGGGACCTGTTCTACCACAACGCTTTTTGGCGTCTCTCCACGGAGCGATCCGTGGGCTTCGCCATGGGTCCAATCCCGCATAGCAAGATCCTATCATATGGCTATGACGCAGGACTCGACTCAAGTACAATGACGTTGTTCGAGGCGGTGGTTCGGCACATGGACTCTGCCTACGTCGAATGGTCGTCTGAACAGCAGACGAAGGCCCGCAGAGCAAACTCCCAGCCCGAGATTCCGGTTGGCCGTAACAAGACCAAGAAGCCTAGATGACTGACTTTCGCATCAACGTCATCATCGACCCGAAAGGGGCCGCTGCGGGCACCAGGGTCGTCGAGCGCCAGCTTGGGCGTGTGGAGTCGAAGGCTAACAAGGTCCAGTCGGCACTTCGCAAGGCGTTTGCTGGGCTGTCGATCGCTTTTGCGGTCAAGGAGATCACGCAATTGGCAGATGCGTTCACGGATCTGCAAAACAGGCTCCGGTTGCTGGTGCCGGAAGAGGTTCTTCTTGTAAAGACGACGCGCGATCTGCTGAAGGTCGCCAGTGAGACTCGCACCGCCTTTGAGGGTACAGTGATCTTGTATCAGCGCCTCGGCCTCGCCACGAGGGAGCTTGGCATCGACGGCGGTGACTTGGTCAGTATTGTCAAGTCGATCAACCAGGCACTTATCTTGTCGGGTGCGTCAGCGAAAGAGGCCAACAACGGCCTGATCCAGCTTTCGCAGGGCATCGCGGCCAACCGTCTTGGCGGCGATGAGCTTCGTTCGACGCTTGAGCAGCTTCCTGCTGTTGCCGACGTGATCGCCAAGCAACTAGGTATTACTCGTGGGGAGCTGCGGATTTTGGGCGCAGAGGGCAAGATCACGGGCGGCGTCATTATTGAAGCCTTCCGCAACGCGAAGGATGAGCTGGAAGAGCAATTTGGCAGGACTGTCCCCACGCTTTCGCAAAGTCTCACCGTTCTGAAAAACAACCTAACGGTCTTCTTCGGCGAGCTAAACAAAGGCACGGGCTTGCTTCAAGGCTTTGGAGCGGCTATCCGCTTTGTTGGCGAAAACGTTGACACGCTGGCGCGCAGCCTCGTGGTGCTGGGCAGCACGTTTGCTGCTCTTCGACTGGCTCCCACTGTTCAGGCGTTCTTTGAGCTACGGGCCGCTGTGAAGGCAGGCAGCGTAGTGATCCTTGGGTCGGCGGAAGCGGCTCGACAAAAGGCGATCTTCGATCGAGATCAGGCGACTGCTGCACTGACGGCTGCTGGTGCAGAAGTCGAGAAAACCAAGACAACCATCGCCAGTACCGAAGCTGATGTGGCAGCGTCTGCTGCCACTGCTCAACGACTGGCGGCGGAACAGGCCAAGTTGGACATTCAACTACTGGGCTCACAGGCAAACCTGCAAGCAGCCCAGACGGGCTTGGCGCAGGCGCAGGCAGAGCGGGCCAACATCGCGACCTCTGGCACGCTGGCAGACCTGCGAGAGCGTATTGCCGTCGCGGACGCGAGCGTTGCGTCAGCTCGCAGAGGTGTGCTGGTTGCCACAGAGCAGGCATCTGCCGCAGAGGCTCGTCTTGCTGCTGCAACAAGCGCGTCAGGGAAGGCAGCGGATGCTGCTTTTGCAGCGGAGGCTCGGCTTGCCAAGGCGCATACGTCGGCTGCCGCCGCCGCCACGGCCCAGGCGAGTGCCGAAACGCGACTCGCCACTGCCACGACTGCCGTGAACGCTTCGGCCAACATCTTTACCAGGACGCTCGCCAAGGTCAGAGCGGCGGTGCTTGCAGTGAACGCAGCCATCGTCGCCAACCCGATTGGTGCGATCGTGGTGGCGCTGACCGCCGCGATTTCAGCGCTAGTCGTTTTCCGCGACAGAATCAAAGTTGCAGGCGACGGCGTGACGACACTGGGCGATCTCTTCCAAGCCGTGTTCGCAAAGATCAAAAAGGTCTTTACGTCCATCTTCGACGTGATCAAAGGGGTGTTTAGCAAATCGTTTGAGTTCGTAAGGTCTTTTGTCGGCGAGTTTGACCTTAGCTTCAAAGACGTGGTTAGTGCTGTTGCAAGCTACCTTGACACGCTGTACGGTACTTTCTTTGCGTTGTTCAGCTTCCTTGGCAGCCTTGTTGGGAACGTGCCCGGTGTGTTTGATAACGCTTTCCGAAAAGCTGTCAATGTCGTCATTGGTGCGCTTGAGGCGATCCCTCGCGTTCTTTTGGCGATCGTAAAGACGGCATCGGGGGTCCTAGGCGACTTTCTCAAGGGCGTGCTTATTGCCGTGACTAAGGGCAGCGAGGCGATTGACGCTTTGTTCGACAGAGACTTCAGCAAAGCCAAAAGATTTGCTTTGGAGGCGGGCAATGCGCTTGCGGAGGGTCTTGAAGAAGCCCAGGCCGATATTGGTGATCGGTTCGCAGATAGCTTGGAGGACAACTTTTTCAAAGGTATCGTCCCTCGTCTTGCAGAGCCTGCAAGCAAAACCTTTAGCGAGATTGCCAAAGAAGCAACAACTGCGTTTGGCAAGACGTTTGAGGAGTTCTCGTTCTTTGGTGACATTGTTGATGGAATCTTCGCGGATGCTAAAGAGATCGCAGATAGACGGCTCAAGGATCTAAAGCTGGACGAAGCGAACAAGGCGCGTGATGCAGCGGCAGCGGCGGCAGCGAAGCAGGCTACAGAGGTGAGCAAGGTCACGCAAGCTCTTCGAGATGAGCAAGCCGTCTTGGAGACGACGCTGGCGCAGGGCCGTGTCGAGGCGCAAATCAAACGCGAGATCCTGGCCCTCAACAATCAGTTGAGGGAATCAGGGCAGGGTTCGTTGACCCCCGAGCAAGAAAAAGAGATCGCGGGACTTGTCAGGCGCAACGATCTTCTCAGTGAGTTTATTCAGCTTCAAGAAGAACTGGTGGATCCGCAAGAGCAACTTATTGAAAGACAGCGGTTGCTTACTCTTGCCATGTTCAACGGGGCGATCACTCTTGAGCAGTACCTAGAAGGACTGAGAAGGGTCAAGCTCGAACAGGCCGAGATGGGCACTACGGTCGCTGATGGTCTGGTTACCGGGATGCAGAAGGTCTCGGAGACGCTGAATGACGTGGCCTCCCTCGCGCAAAACGCTTTCGTCAATGCGTTTAGCGCAGCGGAAGATGCGCTAGTGTCCTTTGCTACGGGTGGCTCCGTGACCTTCAAAGAGTTCGCTGCGAGCCTGATCAAGGACATCGCCCGGCTCGTGGCGAGACTTCTTCTACTTCGGGCGATTCAAGCTGCCGCTGGACTCGGCGGCCCAGTCGGTAGCTTCTTCGGGGATCTGGCTACCTTGGGTGCGCCTGACGCTGCCGCCACGGGTTCGGCGATGGCTGTCGCCAACAAGCCGTTCCTCGTGGGCGAGGAAGGACCGGAGTTGTTCACGCCGGGCCAGACGGGTAGTATCACACCGACCGACCAGACCATCGGTGCTCTGGCAAGCGCCAGCTCTGCTCAGGGGCAAGTCATCGTCGTCCAGGCCCCCGCGCCTGAAGTGAACGTCCAAGTGGTCAACGTCGATTCGCCCGACGCCGTTCGCAGCGCGATGGACACTGACGACGGCGCACAGGTCATCCTCAACCAGATCCGACGAAACCGCTCCGCGATCAAGCAAGAACTAGGCGTACTGGGCTGACATGGCACTATCACGAGGCACCTCGACCGACTACGACGACCTTCTCGACAAGCTCGACGAGTTCATTACCGCCGACCACGTAAAGAAGGCCCTGATCAACGCTGCCGGTTCGGGCTATGCGGAGAACGACATCCTGACCGTGGCGGGCGGGACTTCGACGAAAGCGGCGCGCATCCTCGTCACAGAAGTCGGCGACAGCGGCGACATCACAGAAGCTCGCATTTACGACAGCGGCGCGTACAGCGCCGATCCCACGCTGACGGCAAACGCGGTGACGGGCGGCACCGGGTCCTCTGCTACCTTCGACCTGACGATGGAGGCGAGCAACTGGACGAAGAACTTGGACGACGCCACGCTCGACTCGTCTACGGAGCGCGTCGTATGGTGGGAGGAGACGACGACGGACACCTATGTTGGTGTACGGACATACTCCGCTGCTGATGGCATCAACACCGCCAAGAACTGGCTTCTTTTGGGTGCGACTAGCTACAGCCCTGGGCTCAACTGGTGGCAGCAGCCAGACACGAATCCGAATGCTGTTGATGCGAGCGACGGTTCGGTGGACACGACGCCTGCTGGAGTTGGACAGGGGGTCGTCGGCATGTATCTAAAAGGTAACGACGGCACGGACATCGACTACTGGTTCTTCGCGACCACAAGACGGATTATTGTTGTAGCAAAACTTTACAACACGGTCACAACCAGTCCGCGCTACGCGACAGGGTATATGGGTCTGCTCAATCCCTTTGGCACTAGCGCCGAGTACCCGTATCCGCTTTACATTGCGGGCTCGATGTCGGACCCTGGAAAGGCATGGAATGCGAACGATCCCGCGTACCAGATGTCGGGCCTCACGTCTGTCATCGGGCACGACGTTGGGTTTGGATCGGCTTTTGAGGCCCCGGCGTTCTATCGACACACTGACGGTTTTTGGAAAAACGTCCAAAATGTAATATATGAAACAGGAAGCGGCAGTCGCAGCAATGACACAGTAAACGACTATGTGGTCTATCCCTGTGGTGCCCCAAATGTGAGCGCCGGACCGGACTCTGCTATTGTCTCTACATCGACTACGCCTCTTTTGTGGTCAGACATGATCAACGGCAGGGCTAAAGGTTTTTCAGACAACCCGCTATACGCACTGTATCCAACGCCAGATTCTGGAGGCGAGAAGCGGGTTCTCGTGCCTGCGACGATCGTGCTGTCTTCTGGTGACGATGCTGGTGTTGTAGGTGAACTGGACGGCGTATATTGGGCCAGCGCCGTTGGGACAACGACGGTCACGTCAGAGGACACGCTTACGGACAGTGGCATAGTGTATCGAGCATTCCAGAACGGCACCTACATACTGTGGGACGGCTATCAGTTTATCAGAGAGGATTGACAAATGGCGGAAACAACAGGTAGTGCATTAGGTCTGGAAGATTTCTTTGGTCAATTGCTAACGTACGTTGGCAACTTGAGTGGCTGGACAGTTGACGAAACGATCACCACTGTTAGCAGTGGCCGTCAATGCGCCGTAAGCAAGGGTAATCTTTTTGTGCAATGGCGCTGGAATGCCGCCAGCCCCAATACTGTGGCGATGTATCAGTCCACAGGCTTTGCTTCGGCCACGCGAGCTGGGACGCAGGCGGGCGACTCAGGCAATGGCTATAACGGCGGCACCTCGACAACGGAAACGAACCTGGCCTCTGAGCGGTGTATCGAGGAGATGGGCAACGCTGCTTTTCCCAGCTACTACTTCTACACGGACAGCAACGCCACCTATGTTCATGTGGTTGTTGAGATCACCGCAGGAGACTTCCGCCATTTTGGGTTTGGGAACATAGAAAAGTTTGGCGACTGGGGCACGGGCAGCGGTGGTGAGTACGTGTACGGCAATGCCGGGGTGAACCTGCCCACCCCTCATTTTCAATCGTCGGCTTCTTTTCTACTGGACGGCTTTCTTTCATCAACGAGTCGTGTGCGAAAAGCTGCGACCATGCGCTTGTCTGGGTTGCCGGATCAGGGATCGGAAGTGTACGGCGTCGTTTGGGGGCGCCCCGGTTCAAATTCTAGCATCGGCACGAGCACGGATAGTGCCGGAAACGACAGGCTCGCTGTCCAAGGCGGCGCGCGGGGCGGGCCTCTCGCCGCTGGATTCGGTTGGGCACCTCCTGAATCGTCTACAGGGCTGTCTTTGTTTCAGCCTGTTGCGTGCTTCTACAAAAACTACGTTCCTACGGTAGATCGTATATACTTGCTGGGCTTCCAGCCGGATGTTCGATGTGTTCATCTCAAGTACCTAGCAGCAAAAGGTACCGTTTCGCTGGGAAGCCAAACATGGCGTGTGTTCCCGATGGTGCGGAGAGTGGACGGTTCAGCAGCAGGCGATACTGGCTTCGCTGGAATCGCATATCTGACTAATTCCTGATGGCTAACTTTTTGGCGTCACGGGAACTCGGAACAGATGGTCCAGTTTCGTTTCCTGGTCGAATTGCTGCCCACTACGTGAAGCCTAGTCCCGCCGACCCCGGAATCGCAGACGGTCTTGAGATCAACGACGTTCCGCCGACCTCGGCGGCATACGGTCAGTACACAAACCAACAACCCCCTGCGCCTCCGAACGAAGATTTCGCAGCCGAGCAAGGCGATAAAATGTCGCCTGCTTTTGATTTCTTCGAGCGATTTCTGATTCAGCCTTCGTCTTTTGTGCTTGGCAATGTCGTAGCTACACAGCCGATCGCCATCACGCTTTACTCGGCGTATCGACGCGATACGCACAACTGGGTATCGTTCGTAGATAGTGCGAACGCTGGTGTGTCTTTGATCAACCAGCCTACGCTACCGTTTGCGATGGGGCCGCAGACGACCATTTCGGGCCTGACGCTACAGGTGCTCGCGACAGGGCCGCCTACGGTGAATTCGACGCTGGACTTCGTGTTCAGCACGATAACGCTCAGTCCCGTGATCTCCCTGAGCCGCGTGGTGCTCTGGACGCTTAGGCCCAATCTCCCATACCGAGAGCGGCTGTCGTTCAACACGCAGATCATTACGCACGCAGACGGCACGGAGCAGCGGATCGCTTTCCGGCCCAATCCTCGTCAGTCGTTTGACTGGGAGCACACGCTGGACGGCGGGTCAGAGCGAGCAGCGTTCCACAACCTGTTGTTCGAGTGGCAGTCGCGTGTCTACGGCATCCCGATGTACCACGAGGGAACTTGCACAACATCGGCGATCACTGCGGGCGACACGACAATCAACGTACGCTCCACCGAGTACGCCGACTATCGCGAAGGCGGCCTAGCGGTTATTTACGACACGGGATCTGGCACGACGGACGTGCTTGAGATCGCCACGAGTGGCATTACGTCAACCACGATGACGTTCACGGCGGGCATCGTGAGTGCGTATGCACCGGGAGTGCTTGTAGCTCCGGTTCGCACAGCGCGCACTCGTCCGCAGATTTCCGGCAATCGGTTTCCAACAGACGCGGCGACACTCAAGATGTCGTTTGAGGTGCTCGACAACGAGTCAGACATCGGCAGTACGTCGGCATGGACAAGCACGCACAACTCAAAGATTGTCGTAGATGACGAGAACGCGGTGTCCGTGTCCATGCCCGAGCAATTCTTGCGGCCCATCGTAGTGCTGGACAATGACGTGGGCGTGCCCTTTTTTGAGTCGCCGCAGGACAAGGGCAAGAGAGGCAGTGTCAAGACGTTCTACGCCGCCTCTCCGCAGAAAGCCTGGGAAGTGCGGCAGCTCATCTACGCACTGCGGGGGCGGCAGGTGTCCTTCTACTTGCCCACCTTCGGCAAGGACTTTACGCCTACCGGCCCGCTCACGGTGGGCGACACGGCATTGACTGTCGAGAACGTGGGCTACGCTCTGTACGTTGACGACCGGCGGCCTTACACAGTCGTCCGGGTCCATTTCACTGATCCCGCGACCAATCCACCATTGATTCGGACTATCACGGCAAGCAGCGTGATCGACACGGCTACAGAAAGCCTCACGATAGACACGCCCTGGCCCGCCACCTATCAGGTCAGCGACGTGGAGCGCATTGAGTACCTTGAGCTGGTTCGGCTAGACTCGGACGACATTCGCATTCGCCATGCGGAGGGCGACACCACCGTCCGCATCAGTTGCCCCGTAATCACAGTGTTTGACTAATGACCTACGATACGTACGCATCTTCAGTCGAAAGCAACCGTCCGGTTGAGCTGTACGTGTTCACACAGGGCGCGGACGAGTTTCTGTATACCGACCAGCCCGCCGATGTGGTGCTGTCCGGCCTGACCTACAGTGCTGAAGCCATCTCCCGTGGGCGACTGGAAGAGACTCGCGACTCGGCGGTCACCAATCAGGTCGAGATCACGATGCCATCGTCCAACTCGTTCGTGTCGCGCTTCAAGGAGTACACACCCGCCTCGCGAGCCACCATCAGTATTCGGCGCTATCAGCGAGCAGATACCTCTGTCGAGGTGGTTACCGTCTTCGAGGGACTGGTGGCGTCTGTTCGCTTCAAGGAGGAAGGTCGCGTCGCCGTGGCAAAGTGCGTTCCTGTGGTGCAGGCGGAATCACGCCCGATTCCCCGGCAAAGCTACCAGAACGCCTGCAACCACGTCCTTGGTGATTCACTGTGCAAGGTTGATCTGACAGACGCTCGCTGGCGGCTGGCGGCCACTGTAACGGCATTTGATAGTGCCACGAACACGGCAACGGTTGCAGGAGCATCTTCGTTTGGATCGGACTGGTGGGTCGGAGGAGTGATGGAGGTGGGTGGTGGAGACGATCATCGCTTGATCCTTTCCCAGAGCGGCGACGACGTGACGTTGTTGCTGCCTTTCCCGGAGACCATTGTGGGCTCGACCGTGGTGCTCTTGGCGGGCTGCGATCACAGCATTACGACCTGCGACACAAAGTTCAACACACCCGAAGACACGCTGAGTAACGTCATCAACTACGGCGGCTTTGCTTTCGTTCCGAACAAAAATCCATTCGAGACGGGCCTGTAATGAAGTTGATGAAGCCTCGCAGGGCGTCCTCGACCAGGGCAGGGTTCTTGGACCTGCTGCTTGCGTACGTCCTACTGACTCTTATCTCGGAGCTTCTTAGGCCGAAGCCTCGGCTGGAGGACGCAAAAGCTGCGGGCCTCGATGACTTCAAGTTTCCCACGGCAACAGAAGGACGAAGTATCCCGCTGGTATGGGGCACCGTTCGTCTCAAGGGTCCGAACGTCGTTTGGTACGGCGACTTGGAACAGGTGGCCGTCAAGAAAAAGGTGAAGACCGGACTCATCTCAAGTGAGACAGTCATCACCGCGTACAACTACTACGTCGGCATTCAGTTCGCGCTTTGTCGTGGCCCTGCTGTTTCCCTTCTTCGCGTATGGGTGGGCGACGATGAGGTCTACGATACGGAGGTGACGCACCTTGAGGCGTTCCTGATTGACAAGCCTGAGCTTTTCGGCGGCAACGAACTGGGCAACGGGGGCTTCGTCGGCGGCTTTCAGTTCTTTGCTGGTGAAGAAGACCAGCCGCCGTCTGGCTACCTTGGCGTCAATGGTGTCGATAGCGTAGGTATCGCCGCCCAGGGAGAGGGCTACGCGGTAGGTGACGTGCTAACCTTTGTGGGCGGCACGTCAACGGCGGACGCGACGGTCGTTGTCACGAAGGTTACTTCGTACTACACGGGAACAACACCGCCGCTCACGCTCGTTAGTGGCGTCATTGACGAGATTCAGTTGCTGGACCCTGGCGACTACAGCGCCTTTCCGTCCAGCCCGGTGTCGCCGACAGGGGGTGGCGGAACCGGAGCGGCTATTTCGTTTTCGACAGGCAGCGGTCAGCAGCTTGTTGGTAACAACAACCGGACCCCTGCGTACTGCGGTTTGAGCTACGTCGTGGGCCGGGCCTACGTCGGCAACTCGACCTCGATCAAGCCTGTTGCATGGGAAGTGCGTCGAATCCCCAACGGCCTTGGCCTGTCAACTGCGGAAGCAGAGCTGAACGGCGGCAACGATGCGAACCCGATGAACGTCATCTATGAGGTTCTGACGGACACCACGTTTGGACTGGGCATTGCCACAGCGAAGATTGACACCACGAGTTTCACGTCGGCGGCGGCAACGCTCGCCACTGAGAACAACGGCATGTCGTTCTCACAGGATGCCAAGAAGCAGGCGTTTGAGATTCTGAATCTGGCGCAGCAACAGATTGACGGGGTGCTCTACTACGACTACGCCGACAACAAGTACAAGATCAAGCTCATCCGAGCCGACTACACGGCGAGCACGATCGACGAGATCAACGAAAGCAACTCTTCGTTGCTCGACTTCGACCGTGGTTCTTGGGAAGGCACCACAAACTTTGTCGATGCCAAATACACCAGTCGCGACAAGGACTACCAAGACACATCGGCGGTCGCCCAGGATTCGGCGAACATCCGAATCCAAGATAACGTAGTCATATCGGGCACGCGAAACTATCCGGCCTGCAAGGACGACGATCTTGCCAGCGTGCTGGCGTGGCGTGACCTTCGAGTGTTGAGCTATCCGCTCGTACGCGCGACGGTTCGCGTCGATCAGGAGTTCTGGAACGTCAAGCCCGGAGAGCCGCTGGCGCTGACGAGCAGTGCTTTGGGCATTACCCGACTCCCGATGCGTGTCATCAAGATCGACTATGGCGATCCGACCGACAACGCAGTCAAGTTGTCGCTGGTGCAGGACGTGTTCTACTTCGCAGTGGGCTCGTTCGCGCCCACGGGCGATACGGGCTGGGAACCGCCGTCTGACACGCTGATTCCCTTCCCCACGGGCCAGCAACTAGCCTTCGAGCAGCCGCGAGCCTTTGCCCACCGCGACCCAGAGGCCGCGACTTCTGAAGATCCCCGCATCTATACGACTGCGCGAAAGCAGGGTGCCGAGCTGCTATATCGAATCCACGCCAAGCTACAGTCTGATTCGACGTATGCCGAGTTTGGCGACAGCTTCGGCTTCATGAGGATCGGAGAGCTGACATCCGCGCTGGGCACGACGGGCACCACTCCGATCGCGTCGGTTGGTGTCACTGCATCTCCCGACGCCCAGCAAACGATTCGATCGCTGTTCGACACCAACCCGCCCATAACCGCGCTGGGCACTGATCTGGCGGGACTCGTGTTGGTTGGAAACGAGTTCATGCTAGTACAAGACGCCTCCAACTCAGGTCTCAATGTGACGTTTGAGAACGTCTACAGAGGTGTACTGGACAGCACGCGAGAAGAACACGCCGCAGGGGCAGATGTGTATTGCCTTGTGGGGGGTGGTCTGGGAACTGGGCCGTTCAACGAGACGGATGCGCTTGATGTCAAGCTCCAGCCTAGGTCCAGTCTTGCCACGCTCGATCTTACGTCTGTCGCGGCGATATCACTCACGATGGACAAGCGCGCCCGCCGCCCCTACCCCGTGGGCGAACTGAGCCTGGACGGCTCTGCGTGGACCAGCACGGTGTCCCTAGAAGCTCTGGGCGGCTCTGCGGAGGCCACGGGGTTCGAGGTGTCCTGGGTGCGCCGAGACTACAGGACGGCAGACGGCGGCAACGAGATCGCTGCTTTGAGCACTGACGCCTCTAGCCTCTTCTCCGATTTCCCTGCCGCCAACGGCACCGAGTACGAGGTGCAAGTCTGGAACGACCCCGACGGGACGCCCGTGCAGCTCTTGACGTTCAGCAGTTTGTCCGGCACGTCGCAGGATGCGTTACGATTGTCCATTCTAAAAGAGACGGACGGCGACTTGCCTACTCGTATGCGGGTGGTCGTCCAAACGTCGCACACGGACGACTCTCAGGTGCTCACGTCACGGTACAATGCCCAGCACGACTTTGACGTGACATCGGCCCTGTCTGGGTACTTTGAGTTCACGGCGTTGGACACCAATGACGTATCAGCCAGCTATACCGCCAACGCTTCAGGCAGCCATTCGTTCTTTCTGTCTAGCTCGTTCACCACAGGTGACGTGGAGCGACGAGTGAACGGGGGCGCTTGGACGACGCTGATTCCGGCGGGCAACACAGCAGGGTCTATCACAGGCGTAGCTGTTTCCGACACGATCGAGGTGAGGCACACCTCGACGGACGCCAGTGCTTTGAAGCAACTGACAATGAACGCGCCTGGAGCCGGGACTGACGGGTTTGCCGTCCTATTCACCTAAGCATGACCGAACGAGACGAGATCAAAAGGATTGTCAAGAACGCACTTGCGGAGGACAACGTGCTTTCGCGTGATGACGTGACGGATGTAGTACGCGAGGCAGTCCATGAAACACTGCTCACGCTAGGTGTGGACGCGGCCCAGCCGCTCAGTGTTCAGCAGGACATGCACTTCGTTCGTGAGCTGCGCGTAGCCTCTGAGCGCATCCAGAGCCGTGGGCTACTGGTGCTCGTCGCGGTCGCCGTTACAGGCTTCGCTGGCGCTCTGTGGGTCGGGATCAAAGCCGCGATTACTTCATAATCAGGTGGCCTGGACCGCCGTGATGGGGTAGCATGGCTCTGGGTCACCGCCCGGACCTTTCTGGGGTCCGGGTTTTTTCTAGCTAAAAGTTCTGACAGCGTGAAGTTCAAGACCACCCCCTACGCACACCAGCTCGACGAGTACCGTCATTCCTGCGAACTAGAGTCCCGTGGGCTCTTCTGGGAGATGGGGTGCGGCAAGACCAAGCCGTGCATCGACACCGCCGCGCACCTCTACGAGAAGGGCGCAATCCGTGGGCTCCTCGTCCTTGCGCCCAACGGCGTCCACCGCAACTGGGTGGTGGACGAGCTACCGACGCACATGCCCGACGAGGTTGCGTCCCAGATGCGCGTCATGCACTGGATGACCTCGAAGGCGGGCAACAAGGCCCACGCCGACGAGGCCGCAGCCGTGCTCGCCCACGATGGGCTCTCCGTGGTGTGCATGTCGTACAACGGCATCATGACGGACAAGGGCGCGAAGTTCATCAAGCGGTTCGTCGATGACCGCCAGTGCATGGGCGTGCTGGACGAGTCGCCCTACATCAAGTCGCCGGGCGCGAAGCGCACGAAGCGGATCTTGGCGCTGGCGAAGTACCTGCCCTACCGACGCATCCTCACGGGCACGGTCGTCGATGACAAGCCGTTCGATGTCTACACCCAGATCAAGTGGCTGGACGAGAGCGCCTGGAACAGCGTCGGCTGCGGCGACTACTCGGCGTTCAAGGCCACGTTCGGCGTCTGGCAGACCCGCCAACTGGGCAACGGGAGGCAGTTCCCCGAGCTGATTCGCTTCCGTAACCTCCCGATGCTGAACGAGGTTGTGACGAAGTACGGGTCTCGGCTTCTGAAAGAAAATGTACTGGACCTGCCTCCGAAGCTATACTCGAAACGCTACTTTGAGTTGACCCCCGCCCAGTGGCGGGCCTACACTGACCTGCGCGACGAGATGCTGACCTGGATCGACGGTCAGCCGATCACCGCCGCGCTCGCGATCACCATGCGCCTTCGCCTCCAGCAAGTCACGTCGGGCTACCTGCCCACCGAAGACCCAGACACGGACGAGCAGCAGCTTGTCCCGTTGGGCGACAAGAACCCACGGATCGACGCCCTGCTTGACGTGATCAGCGAGGCGGACGGCCAGCAAGTGATCGTCTGGGCGAAGTACCGCTACGACATCGACCACATCCTCGCGGCACTCCGCGAGGCCAAGATTGACGCCGTTCGCTACGACGGGCAATGCACTGAGTCCGAAGCGGGCGAAGCGGTCGATGCCTTCAAGGCTGGAGATGCGCGCGTCTTCGTCGCCAACCCAGCCAAGGGCGCGGAGGGCATCACGCTCACCTGCGCGAAGACCGTCGTGTACTTCAACAACAGCTACAAACTCTCGAAGCGCCTTCAGTCCGAGGACCGCGCTCACCGCATTGGGCAGGAGCACGCCGTCCAGATCATCGACCTCTGTGCCCAGGACACGGTGGACGATCAGATCATCAACGCACTGCGAACCAAATACGAGATGGCAGCCACCGTCCAGGGCGATGAGCTGCGAAACTGGATTTGACATGATTCACAACTACTCCGACTACAGCGACGGGCCTACCGTCGATCAACTTGGCAAGATCACCGATGCGGTAGATGCCTACCTCGACGCCCAAGTGGACGCCGCGAAGGCCGAGGCCGAATACAAGGAGCGCATGAAGCGCGTTCGCCACTACGAGGAGCACCTGATCCCCGAGGCCATGCGCGAGGCTGGGATGGCCGAGTTCACCACCACGTCGGGCTACAAGGTGAAGATCAAATCCGACGTGCGAGCCTCGATCCCCAAAGCTCGCGAGAGCGAGGCGTTCCGGTGGCTGGAGGGCAACGGCCAAGGCGGCCTGATCAAGCGCACGGTCGAGGTTGCCTTCGCTATGGGCGAGGATGACAAGGCCCAGCAGCTCATGGAGGAGCTGCAAGCACAAGACATGAGCGTGGGCGCTCGCCGCAAGGTAGAGTCCAGCTCTCTGCGGGCGCTGCTGCGGCGGCTGCTTGCCGACCCGAGCAACCGGGTCCCGATGGACATCTTCGGCGCGTCTACCTACGACAAGGCCGAGGTGAAGTCACCGAAGAAGTGACGCGGCTCACCGCACCGCCAGCCGTAAAAGTGGGCGCTGCATAACCCTGATTTTGACATGACACCCAAAAAAACTGCTGCGACCAAGGCGGTCGCCACTTCCTCTTCCACTGGCGCCATGGTGATGCCGTTTGACTTCGGCGAGATGGCTGGGGAGGGTATGGAGAACATGACCGCAGCCGATCAGGCTGTGCCGTTTATCCGCATCCTTCAGGCGCTTTCCCCTGAGGTCGCAAAGAAGGACAGCAAGATCCCCGGCGCGGAGCCGGGACTCATGCTCGACACTGTGACCCGCGAGCTGCACGAGGACATCGTGATCGTTCCGTGCATCACCGAGCACCTGTACGTCGAGTGGCGTCCTCGCAGCCAAGGCGGCGGCTTGGTCGGTCGCCGTGGGCTTCACGACCCCGTGGTTGCCCAGTGCAAGAAGAACGAGAAGGGCCGTCTCATTACCCCCGAAGGGCATGAGCTGGTTGAGACGTTCTACCTCGCGTGCATGACGCTCGCAAACGCGGACGACACGGTGCCCGCTGGCTTCGCCATGCTTGCGTTTACCTCGTCGGGCATCCAGCCCTACAAGAAGTCGATTGGTGAGCTGCGGAAGTTCCCCGATGCTCCGCTGTTCGCTCACCGGCTGCGCGTCAGCACCGATGAGCAGTCCAACAGCGAAGGCACTTGGTACAACTGGGTGCTGCGCCCAGTCAACCAGCCCGAAGGCGATCCGGTCTTCCGCAACGGTGTGCTGCCGTCGCTGATTGACCCGGATGGACCGCAGGCGGCTCTGCTCGACGCGGCACGGAACTTCAAGTCTGACGTGATGGCGGGTTCTGCAAACATCGCCTACGACTCGCAGGACGACGGCGCAACGGTCCGCAGCGACGACACTGTTTTCTGAGACTACGTTTCCAAGCTGCTAGGCAGCCGAGGGGGTGAGAGGCCCCCGCCCACTTCGTTTCTCATTGGTGTATAGATGACACATTCTTGGTCGCCCCGACAAGAACAGGCCATCCAAGGAGTCCGCTCGTGGCTTCAAGATGGTGATCAACAGGTCTTTCGCCTCTTCGGCTACGCCGGTACAGGCAAAACGACGCTTGCCCAGCACCTCGTTTCAGAGGTATCTGGGCCAGTCCTATTTGGCGCATACACGGGCAAGGCCGCGCTCGTCTTGCAGTCCAAGGGGTGCGCCAACGCGATGACCATCCACCAGATGATCTACCTGCCGCGTGAGCGCAGCCAGGAGCGTCTGGCACAGCTCCAGGCCGACCTGAACGCGGAACAGGACGCCGACAGGAGGCGCGAGATTGCTGTCGAACTGGCCGAGGAGAAGGACAACCTCAAGCGGCCCACGTTCACGCGCAACCTAGAGTCTCCCGTGCTCCACGCCAGCCTCGTCGTGCTCGATGAGGTGTCGATGGTCGGCAGGCAGATCGCCGAGGATCTGCTGGAGTACGGCACGCGCATCCTCGCGCTGGGCGATCCCGCCCAGCTTCCCCCAGTCAAGGATGGCGGGTACTTCACCGACGCGCAGCCCGACATCATGCTGACGGAGATTCACCGGCAGGCAGAGGGCAGCCCCATCGTCAGCATGGCAACCTCCGTACGGAACGGCGAGCGCATCGCCTATGGCAGCTACGGCGACTCCAGGGTCGTAGAGAAGGGAACCCTGGGCATCGAGGAGCTGGCGGCTCACGACCAGATCATCGTTGGGCGCAACGCCACGCGGCGCACGATCAACCACTTGATTCGCAAGACTGTCAAGGGCTTTGCATCTGGGCTGCCGGTGGCGGGCGACAAGCTGGTCTGCCTTCGCAACAATCGCAACAGCGGACTTTTGAACGGCTCACAATGGATCGTGGACGACTGCGAGATTCTGGATGACGACCGGATCAAGCTGTGGGTGCGGTCGTTCGACAGCGCTGATCCATACACCTTCGATGTGGTAGCCTTTCGGCACTACTTCGAGGACCGGCAGGACGAGATCCCGTTCTATGAGATGCAGGAAGCCGAACATTTTGACTTTGGCTACGCCGTCACCTGTCACAAGGCCCAGGGGTCTCAGTGGGGCAAGGTGGCGATTGTCAACGAGTCGCACTGCTTCCGCGAACAGTCGTCGAAGTGGCTGTATACGGCTATTACTCGCGCCGCCGAGCGCCTGACCTTGATTCAATGAGCAAGCCTGAACTGAAAGTTGTCCTGGGTCGTTCGCCCATGGATACGAAGGTGCTTTACGGCAGCGTTGACCTTACCCAGGCGCTCTGTATCAGAAGCATCTATGTCCAACCCGTCTGTGCTGACCAACAGGACACCACGAAGGTCACTATGACCATTACGCCCGGTGTCGTCGAGATCGACACCGACCACCCGCAGCTCGTCATCGACGGGCATACATTCAACCTCATCCCCGAGTAACCCTGATCCAATGACCGAAGGCCCGCAAACACCGTTCGCTGAGAACCTCCACGCCGACAAGTACCGTACTCCAGGGGAGAGCTTTCGCGAGTACGCCAACCGTGTTGCTGCTGCGCTCACGGATGGGGAGGACTTCCATGCGTTCCGGGATATCCTCATCAGCCAGCGGTTTCTTCCCGGTGGGCGCATCCAAAGCGCGGTTGGCTCCAGTCGCGATACCACGCCCTACAACTGCTACGTCTCTGGCACGATCGAGGACTCACTGACGGACGGCCAAGGGTCGATCATGTCGCGTGCGAAGCAGGCCGCTCGCACGATGCAGATGGGCGGTGGCATCGGCTACGACTTCTCGACGCTTCGCCCTCGTGGTTCCGAGATCCGCAAGCTGGGCTCGCGATCCTCTGGGCCGATCAGCTTCATGGGGATCTACAACGCCATCTGTCAGACCATCGCCTCGGCGGGCCATCGCCGTGGTGCCCAGATGGGTGTGATGCGCGTTGACCACCCGGATATCGAGGAGTTCATCCACGCCAAGCAGAACACGGGCGCGCTGACTGGCTTCAACGTCAGCGTCGGCGTGACCGACGAGTTCATGCTCGCGGTCGAGAGCGACTCGGAGTTCGCGCTGCGTTTCGGCGGGCAGGTATACCGCACCGTCCGCGCTCGCGCGCTCTGGGACAAGATCATGCGCTCGACGTGGGATTGGGCCGAGCCCGGCGTGCTGTTCATCGACCGCATCAACGAGATGAACAACCTTCGCTATTGCGAGGACATCGCTGCCACTAACCCGTGCGGAGAGCAGCCGCTTCCGCCGTTTGGCGCGTGCCTTCTGGGCAGCTTCAACATGACGAAGTACGTCGTGAAGAATCACGACACCTCCTACAGCGACGGGCCTACCGTTGCGTTTGACTACCCTGGGTTCGTCAAGGACATCGCGCCTGTCGTCGCGGCGATGGATCGTGTGATTGACGTGGCCCGCTACCCGCTGTACGAGCAGGAGAAGGAGGCCAAGAGCAAGCGCCGCATGGGCTTGGGCGTCACGGGCATGGCGAACGCGATCGAGGCGCTAGGCCATGAGTACGGAACGCCTAAGTATCTTGAAGAGCAGCGCAAGCTGCTGACCATCCTTCGTGACGAGGCGTACCGGGCGTCGGCGCTGCTTGCGGAGGAGCGCGGCGCGTTCCCCGAGTTTGTCGCGGAAAGCTACCTCGACGGCGAGTTTATCAAAACACTGCCCGAGGACATTCGTGAACTTATCCGCGCGCACGGCATCCGCAACTCGCACCTGATCTCGATTGCGCCCACGGGCACCATTTCGCTGACAGCAGATAACGTCTCGTCGGGCATCGAGCCTGTCTTTGCGCTGTCCGTTGAGCGCACCGTCCAGGAGTTCGACGGCGCGGTCAATCTGACGATCGAGGACTACGGCTACAAGTTCCTCGGCGTCACGGGCAAGACGGCGGACAAGGTGACTGCCCAAGAGCACGTTGACGTGCTGTGCTGTGCTCAGGAGTTTGTCGATTCGGCGGTCTCAAAAACCTGCAACGTACCACCGTACATGCCATGGGAAGACTTCAAAAAGCTGTACGTACGCGCTTGGCAAGGTGGGGCAAAAGGCTGCACGACCTTCAATCCCGGAGGCAAGCGCATGGGGATTCTAAAGTCCAAAGAGGAAGAAAAGGTGTCGTGCCAGATCACGGGAGAGTGCGAATGACGGAGGTTACCCCGATGTCTACACTTGTTCAGAGGTTGCGTGAGGCGTCTAAAGTAGAGCGGTCGCACACGATGCCGCATCACGGCAGCTATACGGTGGGTCAGCATTCGTTCGACATGCTAACTCTTCTGGTCGCGCTATATCCCGACTGCTCGAAAGAGCTAATGGTCGCGGTAATGTATCACGACCTAGCGGAGCGATGGACAGGAGACATTCCGCAGCCCGCCAAACTGTCGGACGGAGAGTTCGGAAAGCGATTGGCACAAGTCGAGGCTCGCGTCTCGAAGCGTTTGGGCTGGACTGTGCAGCTCGACGAGCGAGATCGATTCTGGCTGATGGGCCTTGATGCCGTCGAGTACCACCTTTGGGCGAAGGAGCAGATTGCCATGGGCAACCAGAACGCCCAGACAGCTCTCGCGAAGACGATTGTGTGGCTCCAGAACAACCGCATCCCGATTGAGCTTGCGGATTTCGTGAACGAACACGTTTGGACGCGCACCCCTGACGAGTTTCCCTCCTGATGGTTCAGTTGCCCCTTTACCTCCCGAACTCGAATTGGACGCCACCTAGCCTTTCCGATCTCCCCTCGTGGCAGGGGGCCATGCGCGTTGCCGTCGATATCGAGACGTGTGACCCCGATCTCAAGAAGACCGGGATCGGGGTCCGTCGTCGTGGTTTTGTCACGGGCATCTCGTTCGCGATGCAGTACCCAGAAGACACGCGAGCTGATCTGGAGCACGCACCCGCGTACTACCTGCCGATCGCTCATCAGGGCGGGGACAATCTCGATGCCGCGCATGTCATCCAGTACCTCAAGGATCAGGCGGCGGTGTTCCGTGGCGACATCGTAGGCGCAAACTTGCAGTACGATCTCGACTACCTCACCGAGCTGGGCATCGTCTTCGAGCCGCGCTTCTTTCGCGACGTGCAGATCGCGGAGCCGCTGCTCGACGAGCTTCAGCGCAGCTACTCGCTGAACAACGTGGCGAAATACAACGGCTTCCCCGGCAAGGATGAGACGCATCTCCAGGCAGCCGCCAAGATGTTCAACGTCGATCCGAAAGCCGAGATGTGGAAGCTCCCGGCCCGCCACGTTGGTCCGTACGCGGAAATGGATGCGAGGCTCCCGCTCCAGCTCATCAACGTGCAGGAGAAGCGCATCGAGGCCGAGGACGCCGCTGACCCGCACGGGCCGCGCCTGTGGGACCTGTACGACCTCGAAAGCCGCTGTCTTCCCGCGCTACTGTCGATGCGCCGACGCGGCGTGAAGATCGACTTGAGCAAACTCGATCTCGTCGAGGCCCGTGCCCTTCGCGAAGAGGAAGACTCGCTGGCCGAGTTCTCGCGCCTGACGGGACATCGCGTCACGGTGGAGGATATCAACAGGTCGTCGGTCATCGGCCCTGCGCTCGAATCCGCCGTCGGTACGCTGCCCAGGACGAAGACGGGTCAGGTCGAGCTGAAGAGTGCCACGCTGCAAAGCCTTCAGCACCCGGCAGCCGATGCGCTGATTGCGGCCAAGAAATACAACAAGGTACGTACGACCTTCGTGGAGTCGATCCGCAAGCATCAGGTCAACGGGCGCATTCACACGACGTTCCATCAGCTTCGTAGCACCCCGGACGGCAGCGGCGATGCGAAGGGCACGGCTTCTGGGCGGCTGTCGAGTTCCGACCCGAACGTCCAGAACCAGCCTGCTCGCGATCCTGTCCTTGGGCCGCTGTGGCGTTCGATCTACCTGCCCGACGAGGGCGGTGAGTGGGCGTGTCTTGACTTCTCGCAGCAGGAGCCCAGGTGGCTGGTTCACTTTGCGGAGATGGCGAACTGTCGAGGAGCCCGCGAGGCGGCGGAACGCTACCGCCACGACCCGAAGACGGACAACCACGACATGATGACCATCCTGATCCACGGTCAAGATCAGTGGGACTCGTGGAGTCCCAAGGAGCGCAAGCAGCACCGAGGCAACGCCAAGACCATCTACCTTGGGCTCTGCTACTCGATGGGCGGCGGCAAACTGTGCAAGTCTCTGGGCCTGCCGACCGAGTGGCGGCAGACGCGGGACGGGCGGCAGTACGAGGGCGCTGGTCCCGAGGGGCAGCAGCTCCTCGACACCTTCGACTCAAAGGTGCCCTTCATCCGTGACCTGTCGCGTCGTGCAGAGAACGTCGCCAAGGAGCGCGGCTACATTCGTACTGTTTTGGGCCGTCGCTGCCACTTTCCGGCTGCCGCTTCGGGGGTAATGAGACGGCCCTTCTCGGAGGGGTCGGGCTTCGACGGGACGCACAAGGCGCTGAACCGTCTGATCCAGGGCTCGTCGGCAGACCAGACGAAGAAGGCGATGGTGCTGGCTCATGAGGCGGGCATCGACTTGCAGCTCCAGGTCCATGACGAACTGGACCTGACCATTTACAGCCGGGACGAGGCGGAACACCTCGCCCAGATCATGCGGACGTGCGTACCCTGCAACGTGCCGCACCGTGTTGACATCGAAGTTGGCCCTAACTGGGGAGACATCAAATGATCCTGTCGGGACAGAGCATCCGAAAGCGCGGCATTTTCACGCCGTTCAACGAACGCACCCATCACAACGGGATGTCGTATGGACTCTCGATGGCCGGATACGACGTGCGCGTCGCCTTGGACGGGCTCGAAGACAAGATCACGCTGTATCCGGGCGACTTCATCTTGGCCGTGACCAAGGAGCACTTCGATATGCCCAGCGATGTGCTGGGCATTGTCCACGACAAGAGCACCTGGGCGCGGCAGGGCATCGCCGTGCAGAACACGGTGATCGAGCCCGGCTGGAAGGGCTATCTCACGCTAGAGCTCACCAATCACGGCGCAGAGGCCATCGTGCTTGCATCGGGCGACCCTATCGCGCAGATTGTTTGTCATCAGCTCGATGAACCCGCCGAGCAGCCGTACGACGGCAAGTACCAAAACCAAGAAGACACCCCGCAAGAAGCGAGGTTCGAGCACACAAACGGAGAATGAGCGAATCCGCGATGAGGGGGAAGGTCGTCAAGGCCCTCAGGAACCTTGACGGCTTTGCCGTCGAGAACCCCTGTCTTCCCGGCACGCCAGACCTCAATTATATTGACGGATGGGTCGAGCTGAAGTGGCTGCCGCGCTGGCCCGCGCAAGAGCGATCCAAAGTTGCAGTTCCACACTTTACTCCACAACAGCGATTGTTTTTGAACGAGCGATGGCGAAAGGGAGGTGCCGTTTTCTTGTTATTGCAAGTACGAACTAATTGGCTACTGTTCAGAGGCCCTGTTGCTGCGGAGCACCTTGGGCGCGTACCCCGGCATGAGCTGGAACGTGTCGCCTGCGCTACGTGGCACACCCATGTCAACATGAAACGTGAACTTGGTGCGGCTCTTCGGCGGCACGCACCACGCCCCAGCACCGAATGAATCCCAACTACCGCGAATCCGTCTCCTTCCTGCAAGCCTTTCGCCCTACGGGGTACTGGGTCCTTACCGCGATCAAGCCCGACAAAAAGGGTATCGAGACGCGCTCCTTCGCGACCGCTGAGGAGCAAGAGGCGCTTGCTTGGCTAGGTGCCAAGGGAGTGGATCACAACATCTACTTCAGCGTCAACCCGACGCTGAAGCCTGTGCGTAAGAAGGCCGAGCGCGAGGACATCGCCGCGCTGGCCTTTCTGCACGTTGACATCGACCCGCGCCCAGGGCAAGAACTGGAAGCCGAGAGGGCGCGGGCGCTTGATCTGCTGACGCAGCGGCTTCCCGAGTCTGTGCCGCCCCCGACGTGGGTGATCGACAGCGGCGGCGGCTATCATGCCTACTGGACGCTGGACGAGCCGCTGTCGATCCATGGCGACTCCTCAAAGTACGAGGAGGCCAAGCGATACAATCAGCAGCTTGAGATCCTTTTCGACGGCGATGCGTGCCACAACGTGGACCGCATCATGCGGCTGCCGGGTACGATCAATCGCCCAGACGCGAACAAGATCGCGAAGGGCCGCAGCGCCCGTCTTGCGGCAGTCGTCGCCCACGAGGGCGAGAGGGTCTACCCACTGTCGGCGTTTACTCCTGCGCCGCTCGTGCAGTCCAGCAGCGACTTGGGCTTTCAGGGCAACCTCGTCCAGATTCAGAGCGAGAACGTCCAGCGCCTGGAGCACGTCGATGATCTGGGCGACAACGTACCGGAGCAGTGCAAGCAGATCATCGTGCAGGGCGATGATCCCGATGATCCGCAACGCTTCCCGTCGCGTTCCGAGGCCGTGTTCTACGTCTGCTGCGCGCTCGTGCGCGCGGGCGTAGACGACGCCGTAATCTACTCCGTATTGACGGATCCGAAGTTTGCCATCGCGGAGTCGATCATTGAGCAAGGCCGTCGCGCAGAACGGTACGCTTTGCGGCAGATCGAGCGCGCCAAGGAAGAGGCGATCGACCCATGGCTCCGTAAGATCAACGAGCGGCACGCGGTCATCGGCGACATCGGCGGCAAATGCCGCATCATCAGCGAGACATTCGACGACGGGATGCGCCGATCGGTGCTGTCGTACCAGACGTTTGAGGACTTCAAGAACCGCTACTCGAACGTACTTATCCCAATGGGCGACGACAAGGAGATGCCGCTTGGGCTCTGGTGGATTCGCCACGGGCAGCGGCGGCAGTACGATCGCGTGGTGTTCGTGCCCGGACACGATGTGGCCGACGCCTTCAACCTGTGGAAAGGTTTTTCCGTCGAGGCTCGCCCAGGAGCGTGCGAGAAGTTCCTCGACCACTGCCGCCGCAACATTTGCTCTGGAAACGAGGATGTGTATCGCTACCTCGTGGGCTGGATGGCGACCGCTGTGCAGCACCCGGATCGCCAGGGCCACGTCGCTGTTGTGCTCAAAGGCAAGAAGGGCGCGGGCAAGGGCAAGTTCGCGAACACCTTTGGGCGGCTGTTCGGCAGGCACTACCTCCAGGTCGTGGACGCCAAGCACCTCGTCGGCAGCTTCAACTCTCATTTGCGGGACTGCTCGATCCTGTTCGCCGACGAGGCGTTTTACGCGGGCGACAAGAAGCACGAGTCGATCCTCAAGAGCCTCATCACCGAGGACACGCTGATGATCGAGGGCAAGGGGGTCAACGCCATCACGGCTCGCAACTACCTGCACATCATCATGGCCTCGAACGAGGAGTGGGTCGTGCCCGCCGGGACGGACGAGCGCCGCTTCCTCATGCTGGAGGTGGGCGACGAGAACCTACAGGACCGGGCCTTCTTCTCCGCGATCGACGAGGAGATGAAGAACGGCGGCCAGGAGGCGCTGCTCCACTACCTGCTGCATGTGGACCTCAAGGGCTTCGATGTCCGAGCCGTGCCCCACACGGACGCTCTGCGCCAGCAGCAGGTCCACTCGATGAGTCCAGAGGAGCAGTGGTGGTACGCCAAACTGCTGGACGGGGAGCTGTTTCCTGGCGAGGACTGGCCTCCCTACGTCGTATGCTCAAACCTCGCGTACGATTTTGTGCAGTACCTGAGGACGTACAACATCCACTACCGCTCAGGCGCGACCAAGTTGGGCCAGGCGCTGAAGCGACTGCTGCCCAACGGGGTGAACCGTGTTCAGCTTGGGCGGCAGATGATGGTGATCACGGAGACAGGAGATCAGCGCACGATTGATCGACCGCGTGCCTACAGGCTGCCCACTCTGGAGGAGTCGCGGGCGCACTTCGACACTAACTTCGGCGGGCCGCACAACTGGCACATCAACCTTGAAACCATCAACCAAGACCCAATTCACTATGAACCCTTTTAGTCCCGCGCTGGGCGACGTTCTGATCTGTCCAACTGTGTCGTCGCACAAAGGCACAGTACGTCCCGAAGAACTGAACAGCAGTCTCGTGATGATCTACCTCGGCACCGTAGTTAGCGACACAGACCCGGATGTGACTGGCCGGATGCGGCGGCTGGGCTGGTCACGAACGGTCGTGTATGAAGTGCAGCTAGGCTTCGGCACCAGCGACGATGACGCATGGCTGCACCGCTGGAACTACGAAGCCGAGACGCCGAAGGAGGCCGCACTCGCGGCGATCCGTTATGCGCGCGTGGTCTTCGGGGCGGCGCTGGCTGCGGATCCTGAGAGCAAGCTGCTGAGTCTTGTTGTCCGCGCGGTCGGGCTCGGGTCGATCGACGACAACGGTAAGCCGCTTCATGCGGAAGGCCCCGCGATTGTCGAATGGAGTCACCAAGCGTGCTCGTTCGATGCGCTCAAGGAGAAGGTCGAAGAACTGTGACTTACAAGCTGACGCAAGAACAAGTGCAGCAGTTGAAGCTGCTGTACGGCAGACGGAGCAACCGCGAACTAGCGCGTCACTTTGGGGTCGCCACTTCGCACATTGAGGACATGGCTCGCTCGCTCGCGCTGGGCAAGGACAAGGCGACCTTCCGTGGCGTGCGGATGCCGCGCTGGACCCGAGAACAGCTTGATGTGCTAGTCAGGCTGTACCCAGAGACGGACAACCTGGAGATCGCTCGACGGGTCGGGCGCACGGTCAAGAGCGTGTCATCGAAGGCGCATCAACTGAAGCTGAAGAAGTCCGTCGATCGACTGGAGCGGATGGGGCGGCAGAACGTGGCTCGTCGAGCTGGTCGGGGAGAGGACGGCAAAAAAGTTCAAAATGACCATTGACTCCTGCCGAGAGGGGGCTACCTTGTGTGCATCGCCTTTCTCTGACACACAAAGCCATGCTGCTCGACAACGGAACCTTCTGCATCTCGTCCGCCCGCCTCGTCCGCTCCACTGAGCGCGCGATGCTGGTCGCGGCCACGGTCGTCTACCCTGATCCGGTTGTCGGTGGCCCAGTCTCCTACGTCGAGATCGAGCGCGAGGTCTGGATCCCGATTTCCAAGATCGAGGAGCGCGAAGACCGTGAGGACGGCACCATGATGCTGGTGGTTCCGGGCTGGCTGGCTCGCGACCGCGAACTCTACTGTGACGGCTACGGCGGGCGATTCGATATCGTCTGGACGGCCTGATCGTTTCTCTGAAACCCCAACCGAAGCTCTGACATGTCTACAGTCTCTCACACCTTCAAGGGCAAGAAGTACCAGATCCCCACGCGGGACAACCGCAGGCAGAAGTGCTACGACGGAGAGCGCGAAGCCTTCGGATCTGACTTCCGTCTCCTAATTGACGGCGGTCGCTTCGAGTCAGCGTGTGCGTTCGCTCACAAGGTCGTCAACTCGAAGACGTGGCTTCGGCTGCGCGAGCAACACGGCCATCGTGACCGCGACGGTCATTGCCCGATCCAGCGGTACGGCTTGATCATCAAAGACGGTCGCGGCACGCGCATCGCACGGGGCGGCTACGGTACGATCAACCTGCCCCGCTGGGCGCGGTCGAAGCCCATCATCCTGCACGAGCTGGCCCACAATCTTGCGGGCGCGAGGGCGCGACACCACTGGCCGTTCAACCGAGCGTACATCGACCTGGTGGCCGTGTTCATCGGCAAGGAGGAAGCCAAGCGTTTGGAGAAGTGCTTGAAGGAGGCGGGCTGCAAGACACGGCCTCCGAGGCAGATGAGTCCTGAGACCCTGGCGAAGCTCAGGGAGCGCGGTAAGCAGCTTGCCGCCGCACGGCACAAGAAAAGTTGACTAACGACGTAGCAAAACGTACTTTGGAAGCCCAAGAGAAACCCTATGACTGACCCCGACAAAACCCTCGAACAGCTCAAGGCCGAACTGGATGCCGCCTTCCTCGCCGCCTACGCCGCCTGCGACGCAGCCTGTGACGCCGCCAAAGCCGCCTACTACGCCGCCCTCAAAGCGCAGGAGAAGAC